ACATCTGGGAGATAATCTTGGATGTTGATTTGTTTGAGAGAATCTTGCATGATGATCTCCGCCACAAACTTTGACCAAAGTTCATGACCAGGAACCACTTCACAATTGAACCAGGGCGGATCAGTCACGTATGTTTCAAAATGTCGCAGTTGCTGACTGTCTAACCATGACACAATGTCCTCTTTGAGGTGATAATTGAGATTGCTGACTGTGACATTGACCACTACTTCACTGAATATTTTTCTGTAAATTGCCAGATTGTTGACCAAGACATCCCACCGCAGCGGATATCTAATGTATTCAAATGCTGCACCTATACCGTCAATGCTGACACAGCAACTGATGTCTGAAAAATTCTCTAGCAACGCAATCTGCTGTTCATTGGGAGCAACACTGCCATTGGTAACAAAAGATATACGGCACTCGGTGTTGCCAGCTTCCAGCAATTTTTCCAGCACACGAAAACTTTGTTGAATCAACAAAGGTTCGCCGCCCACAAGATTGAAGCGCCGAGCTGCTTTCCAATCAATGTTTTGTGCAAGTTGCTCAAAATTGTCATGTACCTGTTGGTTTTCTTGCCGTATGGAAACTGTGTTTTTCAGCAGGGATCTCCAGAGGCTGCTGGCATTGGGACCACAGGTGGCACAAGCACTGTTGCATGTGGAACCCAAAAACAGTTGATACATGTTTATTTGAGATTCACCACGCATGGCCTGTTGCGCAATGGATTCAATGTCTTGATCCATTTTGAAATCAAGAAATCTGTTTTCCATCTGCCTACGGCTTTCAATGCCCTGCTGTTCACACCGCCAGCACTCTCGGCATTCATTGGGCGCTTGACCGGACAAAAATTTGTGCTGTAGGTCCTGTCTTGAAATGTCTTCTTGGATCCAGCAACACACTGTTTCTTTACCTGTGGCTAGATTGATTTCGCTGCTGTGCCATGGCATCACACAAAAATTTTTCACCAGGTTACCCTAATTTTTTTATCAATTGTTTTTTGCGAAGTTCAATCTTGACTCGGCTGGTTTCTCGAGACTGCATCACTGTCAACAGTGTGGCAAATCGTCCCAGCTGCCGCACAGCATCATTGACATCTTTCACCCCGGGTGGCCAGTCAGGCACACTCACGGCCCAACCCAGTTCCACTGCACGATCTATCAAGGCAAGGCCAGCACGATCTTGGTCCGGCACCACTGTGACTTCACGACCTAGACTGCGTATCAGTCGTGCCTGTGCGTCAGAAATATCTGCATGCATCACAGCCACACCGGAGATTGACAGTGCATCAAAAATACCTTCTACCACAATCACTCGCTGCCAGTCAGTGTGTTGCAGATCCATGCCAAACACATAGCCTGGCTGGGTGTCAGAAATATAGCGTGGTGTTTTGTTGTCTAGGAATCTGCAGGTATAACCCACCACACGATGTTCGTGTGTGAATGGTATCACCACATGCGGACGGGTCCAATGCACTCCATCGTTTTGTATCTGCACCATGAATGGATAGTCCATGGGCACACTGCGACTCAACAAATAGTTCCAGTGCGTCTGATGCTCGGCAGTGAGAGCCTCAGCGAAAGGCGGTAGATCTCGTTCTTCAAAATGTATTCCTGCTAGAGCATCTGCTACCTGTCGTCTTTGATCCAAGATACCATGCACACTGCGATGTCTTAGACTTTCAAGATTTACCTGTTCAATCTCTTGTTCGGGCACACCCAGCCAAGTCAGCAGCCGGCGTGCCTTGAAACTCAAGGTTCGGCCAAGGATGAAACTGGCTTTGAACCCGCAGTTGAAACAGTGATAACTCCAGCCTTGATCTGTGGATTTGAACCCGCCGCGACTGCGCCGATCAGTGTCGTGTCCTTGATGATGACAGCACACAGCATTGAAACTGATCCAACCGCTGGGGGTCTGACGTCGACGTCCGGGGATGTAGTTGCGCACATCTAACATGATGTGATTATAGCATGATGCACAACAATCAACAACGGTTATCGGTACTGAAGATTTTGAACTTTGCCGTTAGTTATTAGAACTGTGGCACTGATACTGCTGCCAAATTGGATTGGCAGATATCCGCTGCCGCCTTCGATCACGGCAATGCTGCTCACACTGCCGTTGCCGCCTATGGTGGCCACAGCTCGAGCTCCGGCACCGTTGCCCAAAATCTCCACATAAGGTGCAGCCTGATAGTAGTAACCAGGATTGGTCACTGTGATACTGGTGACCACGCCATCAACCACCGTGGCCGAAGCCATGGCTCCGTAACCAATGCTGTTGTTTAGAGCCACTCGCAACAGTGGGTAATAGCCCACTGCGTTGAAATAAATGGTACTGGTTTCGTCTAGGTATTCACGACTTTCAGTGACATCATACCAGATGCTTTCGTAATTGGCCGCAGCCTGTAGTTTCACAGTTCCAGTATAGCCAACCAAATCCATTTTCACCGTGGTAAAGCTGGTGCCATTGGTGGGGATGTAACTGCTGTAGAATTCAGTTTGCTGAATGGCGTTCTGTGGTTGTGGAGTCAATGCCCAGTCTGGCCAGCTGGTGGGGTTGTCTCCCACCCACTGATTTTTACCGTATACATCAGGCACAGTGAGTTCAGCACTGGGAATGAATTGTGGTAGCACACTGTCCACAATGTTGGCATAGCCACGAGCACCTGCATTGTCGTCCACAAACACAGCCTGTTGATAGTCGCCTTGTATGCGTTCTATGCTGTAGCTGGCAGGCTGTGCCACAATGTTGTCAGTGTCTGCGGTGTCTAACACAACCTTGACTCTGCCCAGAGTGCTGCTGAGCACTGTCATGGTTTTTTCCACAAGTTGGCGATCTCCGGTTTGATTTACCAACCGGAATCTAAATGTGCTGCCAGTGATGTTCACGGGCTTTTGATCTTGATTGATGAATTCAAATAACAGGACATTGTCAACGCCCTTGTTGATGGTTAGATATTTTGCGTACACTGGGTCATACCTCGCTGTGAAGTACCCGCCACTGGTGTCAATCAATAACACTTTGGTAATTTGCTGATATAAGTAAACGGGTGTTGAATACATGAGTTCCTCGACACGTATTTATGGGCAACAATTTGTTTGAAAAACTGACCGAGAAGTACCCTTTTATCACGCTGTGTGTGTATGCCAATCAAGAGTATATAGGCATAGTGCAAAACAGGGATGATGTCGTCACCACCATTTATGATTTTGGTGGTGTACAGAGTCAAGACGCTAAATTGGAATTTCTTGAACTGGCTTCAATTTGGTGGTGGGAAAGCAACAGAAGCATCCCCATAAACATTTTCCTGCGTCGGGACTGGGCGCAGTTTCGCTATACTCTGCGTACTTTTGTCAACAAAGATCTAGAAATTCTACACGGTCCGGCCTGCAGTTTGCTGGACATAGCCCGCAAAAAATCCAAGCGCAAAAGTATCACTCTGGTTCGCCGCATTGATTGAGCAGATTCATATGCAGTGACACCAACATGCTGTAGCTCACAGCATGTGACTTTTTGAACACAAATCCACGACTGTTGTCACCGTCCCAGACCTCAGCAAACACCCTGTCCCAAGGTTGCCGCTGTAGATGCGCCTTGCCTGGTCTAATGATGGAAATAAATGCTGCCATCCTAGCCACACTGTCAGGACGCATTGTGGCCAACAGATCTGTGTAGTTGCCCACGTGTACCAACTGCTTGGCCCATTCAGGATCCTGCCACAGTCGGGACCACGGAGGTTCTTGACTCAACATACGATCAAGATGCTGCCGATCACGCACCAACTGATACACTCCCATGTTGAGAAAGTCTATCTTGAAGTAGCCACGCTGTTCGGCCTCTTCGTAATCAATGGCAGCACAACCGTTGACAGGATCTTGCGGAATGTCTGTGACATATACACCGCTGTTGTGGCGACGTGTCTGTCCCTGCACTGTGTGCCGTGCTGGCGTGTGCCGAATCAAGTTTAAGACTTGATCACGGTTGGCCAAATCAATGTCAATGTCTGCGCTCATGATTTCACCTGGTGGTTTTTACCATCCGGCCTGAGTCAACATTTCCTTGACCCAGATTTGATCAGCCGGATATGACACAAATCTCTTTTGCCAAACATCACTGTCAAGATAGGGCCATATCAAACTCAGTTCCTGTGCTGAAAGATTATCCAAAAACTGCTGCCCAGATTCACAGTTGTATATTACCCAGGGACTGATACGGCCTGTGGTGATAGCATAACATATTGCATTGACATTGCCAAATCTCAAACAGTCATGAGCCGCAGCCTCGTTGCGTTCGGCCCACTCAATACTGTATTCAATGGCTCTGGTAAGTGCCACGCCGGGATTTTCAGCAGGTAAAAATTGTGTCAAGAACTCTGTGTACAGTCGATCACTGCACCAACGATCAATGCGTTTGTTGTGTTTGAGCAGCCAGTTCAAAAATTGTTCTGGATCCAAGGCATGAATATCTATACAATATTTGCCAAACTGCACAAAGGCTCGATAGTAGGGACTGCGGCAAAAGTCTTCATAGGTCTTGAGACGACTGCTACCATGTGCGCTTTCATAAAAGCGGAGAAAGGCTTGATAGCCTAGTTGTACATCACGATTGTTTTGATTGCGGCGACGCTGTGCCTGTTCACATACATGCACAACCAAACTCTGTTCACGCTGAAACGTGCGTTCACAGTATTCGCACTTGAAAGTCATTTCTTGTCTTGACCGCTGTCACGTTCGTATTGGCGAAGTTCTTCGTCGGTGGTTATCTGCATCATGACATCTATTTCGTCATCACGATAGTGTGGGAAAATTTCCTGCAATTGTTTGCGCCGAGCACTCTGACCCGCTGCTTTTTTCTTGGGCGCAATCCACTGATGTCGCTGCGGTCCCAGATCCGGGCTCACTGTAGTGGCCATGAGCCATTGCAGTTTGGGATGTTTATTGACAGCAAAGAAGTTTGTGTTGAGACTTTCGTTGGTGGCAAGCACATAATACTCTTGCAGTTCTTGCGAGCCTTGCACTGACGATCCCCAACGTATCATGAGATAGTTGCTGAACTTCTTGCGTTCGTCATCGGTGAGATCATCATAGAATGATCTTGCCTTGAGATCAAACTGGCGCATCTCATTCTGTATTGAAAGCTTGTCACTCATGTTTTGTCAACTCGTACACAATTTTAACTTGATTCAAGGCCTCTTGTAAAGCTGTATTGGTTTCAGCAGCCATCAAGATTGGCATCCATTGCTGTGACAGTGCCAGTTCACGCACACGGCGATCCAATGAAAAATCTTCACTGATCAACACCCGGTCTGTGGTGCCTGTTTTGCGAGCATACACCTGATGACCCACACGTTCATAAATGTATGGATGTCCGGGCTCAAGCCGACTTCTAGTGGTTTCGTTTTCCATCAAACACACAGTTGAACAGCATGTCTATCTCACCGTCGTTGATCACGCGATGAAATGCCCCGTCAGGAATAAGCACAATGTCGCCGCTGCCTACTTCAAACGGCTCACTGTCTTCATTGCCCACGATCATTTTACCATGCCCGCCCACAAAGAAATATACCTCCTCTTGGCCCGCATGACGATGTCCTCGTGTTTGTTTTCCCACACGCAAGCGAGTGCTGCTGAGCACTAGATTGTTCAAGGTGCGGTTGTCGCGCACACAGTAAACTTCGTTGTCAGCAACCACGTCGCCACCAATGTTGTTTTTTCTAAATTTGAGTTTCATGTCACCATGCCTTGTTATAGTCTACTATTTCACAATTGCGACTGATGTCTTTAACAAAGTATACACAGTCAGGTTCAGGATCATCGGTCAAGGGTACTGCCAACAGCTGACCATTTTTGAGCTTGGGTGCATACCATGACACTTCGTGATAGACATCTAGTATTTCAATGTCAGGAAAACTGGGTCTGTAGCTTGTGAGCGGATTGAATTGAAATACTCGGAATCCTCGATCATTGATCGAAGTCAAGGGCAGCACTTCAAGATCTCCAAGATCAGGTTCGCCTATCAAGATCTGCCAATCCATGGGCATCTTGACTGTGTGGTTGCCTATGCGCAGTACCAGTGCAGGACTGGTAAAGCTTTCTAGAAAAATCAAGGGAATAAAGTGATAGTCAGGATCACGAGGATCACTGTTGTCCAGTATTGAAAATCTCAAATCATCTACTTCTTCTGGCAAATGATCTAGATCATAGCATTCGTTGTCTAGGGTTAGTATTCTCATACCACTCAGTATAGGTTATTGTTATGCATTTGTCAACGACTCAATGTCATCCATTCTAGTCGTTCTTGTGTAAACGGATAGTTGGCTTCGCGATAGTACACCTTGCGTTTGGTAAGATGTCGTTTGGCAAACTTGCAGGTTG